GCCACGAGCAGAGAGTGTAGCCATAGCTGTACGCATAGAGCCTGCAGCCCATGCAGGTGTATTGCCACCCTCAAACTGAGTCATCAGACCTTCAAGCTGACCTGCTACAGTAGCCTGTTTACTAGGGTCTGCAGTTGCTGCCTCTAGTTCTTCATTAAACTTAGCTGCAGTTTCAGCATTAGCTACGCCAGAGATAAGCTCACCGTCTTGTATCTTTCGTTGCACAGGATTACTCATTAGGATACCTGTACCCTGTGCTGCAGCTACGTCAGATACAGATGTACCCTGTTGCTGCGCTGCAGTTATACCTGCTACCTGCCCTAACTGTGCGGCCTGTGTCTGATTTGCTGTAGCACTAATAGCACCCGAAGCCTCAATAGGAGACATCAGGGATGCCTGTCCTGTCATGGGCATCATAGACTGCGAAGTAGAAGCTAGTGCTGTGGGTAATGCCGCCGAGCCACTTACCTGCCCTGAGTAAGGTGACACAAGTTGTCCCGCTGTTAGCTGTGTACCTGTAGGAACAACAGTTGCACCTGTAGGAAGACCCGGCGTTTTAGCTAATTGGGTTTGTACTTGCGTTAAATCCATGCCTGTAAAGGTTGGCTGTTGTGGAATGTATTGTTGGTTTAGTACACGAGGGTCATATTGCTGCAACGGAACTGTTGTACTTTGTACGTCACCGCCGGGAGCAAACTTCTGCACCATACCACCCTCTGCCATTTGTTTAGCACGAGCATTATAGCCATTCATCTTTTGTTGTTTATCTGGATTCTCATTTAAGTATTGGTCAAAGCCACCCATGTCACCAGAGTAACCAAGGTTCTGTGCAATACGTTGCATTGCCTCTGGCCTAAATCCACCAAACTTACTGCCTGAAGCTGTGGGTACGGGAGGTACAATACCACCTTGATTCATATTAAACTGTGGCGTATAGCCTGTTACTGGTTGTTGTGTAGGTGTTTGCACTTGAGAAACCTGTGGCTGGAATGGCGTTTGTCCTGCACCTTGTTGCCCTACAGGGTAAAATCCAGAAGGAATAGGTGTTTGAGCTTTGCCATTTACAAATGTAATACTTGTGGTCATGCCAGCATCGTTACGGTACATACGTACATCGTACTGTTGCTGCTGTGAGACTTGGGGCGTTTGTGTGGCGGTCTGACCCATAGTATATTGTTGTGAGGGTTGATAACCCATCATACCCGCACCTGCAGGTTTAGTAAATGTACCTGACATAGGTGACATTGTAGGTGTAGTTACACCTGTACCTGTTGTGTTAGTATAGCTAGGCATAAAACCTGAACCTTGATAACCTTGGGGCATTTGATAGGATACTGTTTGTGGCAATTGTGCGGGTGTTACTAAAGCGTCAGTAGCAACTTGAGATGTACCATCTGTATTCGTTTGATCTGATGTTACTTGCGTAGCATCCGTACCAGTTTTTGTAGTTTCAGTACCAGTACTTGTATCACTAATTGTTTGACCTGACACAATCTGAAAGTTGTCAATTGTAGGAGCAACACCAGTAGTTAAACCTTGTATATTAAATAGCTCTTGAAAATTAACAAATGGATTATACGTTTCTTTTAGTGTACTAAAAACTTGTTGAGTATTATCATCTATACTATTTCCCATAGATGCAGAAACAGAGTCTACCCAAGAAGCATCTTGTACACCAAAAGTTGCTAATGCACTAGCCATTTCTTCTGCATTACCAGACAGACCTCTTAGAATAGTTCCATTACCACCAATAATGTATAGAGCAGGGTCTAGTGATACAGGATTACCATCGTTACCTATAACAGTATTACCTGCTTCATCTGTTTGATAACCACCAGATTGATAGCTTACAGTTGTGCCACCATACATTTGTGATGTGGCAATTTGTGAAGCTGCAATAACATTATTCATATCGTAATTGCCAGAGGCAGAATCGTAACCCGCCTCCATTATAGCGTTCCAATTTCTTGTGTCTTCGTTTGAACCTACAACACCATAGAGCAAGTTACTTGCCAGAGTACTTAAATTTGCCGATGCTGCTGATCCCATTTCTTCTATGGACATGCCGCCCATAAGCTCTATCATTTCACGCATGTTGGGTTTGCGTGGGTTGTTTACATCATAGCCATAGTCAGGGTCTACCCATGCAGGTACACCGTTATTAGATTCACTAAGGTCTGGATCACTAATAGCTTGAGATATGGGTGGAACAACCTCTCCTATACGATCACCATAAGCATCTTGAAGTGCAGAAACATTAGCTGTTATATCATCTCCTGCCTCACCTACAGTATGGCTACCTCCACCGGGAAAGTTAATGGTAGCAGTACCATCTGTATTTTGCTGTATTGTTAATTCACCTGCCATACTATATTCCTTATTTACCCATTGTCATCCACACTGCACCTGCAATAAATGTTAACAGTGCGACAGTGGTTAATTTTACTACAGTTGACCAGACAGACTTACGTGTATCACGCCATGCCTCTAGCAAACTACGCATCTCTATAATGTCTTTGGCTGCAGCATCATCAAGTAGCCCAATAGAACGTAGTGCCTCTTTAGCTCCACGCCTAGCTGCATTGTCTAGCATTGTCTCTATCTGTTCTGGGGTAAGAGTGATGTTGTTCATTAGCTCACTTCCGTAACATTTTCAACGTAGCTGCTGGCTACATCATCTATAGATGTTGTCATATTACTTGCCTGCTGCGAAAAAGAACTAGGTGTCACAACCCCAACAGTATATCCAGTATAAGACAAATTTACATTACTGTAGCTCCAACCTGCACTTATAATTTTTATAGAGTTTTGTTGGTCTGGGCCAAAAGTGCCAGTTATACTTCCATCTAAAGGTAGCTTTACTATTAGGGGTTCCTCTTTAGTAGAAGAATTTTTTAGATAGCCTACAACGAATACTGCAGTAGAAGTAACTTTCATGCCAAACCCCCACACTTCGTGGTTATAGTAGCCATGTTCAACTTCACGTCCCCAAACCTCACTGCCACTACTGTCAATTTTAAGTATTGTAAAAGTATGAACTGTAGAGTTATCATTATAAGATTTTGCTAGGATATAAACATTGTCATCTTCATCTACGTCCATAGCCTGAACATGTCCAGTTGTATTAGAAGACGATGCCCTTTTACTCCATTGATGTGTGCCAGAAGAGTTGTACTTTACAATGGTAATATTATTATTATGACGCCCCGCCCCGTATACATTACCAGAACTATCCACCGCACCATGTGTCATATAGTAGGAATCGCCACTTGAACCTTCCCCTATATCACGTGACCACTCAACGCCCCCACTTGAGCTAAACTTGACAATTACACCTGACTCTTTTTGCCCACCAGACTCTCCAAGCCAACCAAAAGTATAGGAATAATCTCCTACAACTTTTAGGTCTTCGGCAGCATCGTCAGACACATTTAAAGTACCATTATCAATTGCCTTTTGCCATGTCATTGATCCACTAGTATTAGTTTTGATTATTACCCCAGCGTAACTTTTATACCCTTCATTGTGCCTATTATACCTTCCTGAAAAAACAGGATTGCCAGAAGAATCTAACTGTACAGCTTTACCCAAACCGTCATTGTTACCCAATCCTATTTTAAAACTATCCGTTCCATTAGCATTTAGCTTTACTATTCCAAAACGATTTGCACCTCCACCTCCTTGATGCCCCCATATAGAAGCGTATAGCTCACCAGATGAATTTACGGCAACTCCTCTATAGTCTATTTCGGGGCTAGTATTGGTCATTTTGTGCATTCTAAAATATTGTTCTGCACCATCTTTATCATACTTGGCTATAAGTCCTTGTTTATATAGGTGGCTACTTTCTACTGATGAGTGTCCACCAGTTCCACCAACGTATATATTACCATCACTGTCTACATCAACGGATGACCATCTATTGTCCCTGTTATTGCTGTCTGGATCAGTACGAACTAGAGAAAACCAATAGCTATCACCACCTCCTGCTGTACCTAAAAGCTGCATCATAATGCCAGACATTAGCTTACATTTCCTGATACTACGCAGACAGTTCCACTTATAAATAGAATTGTACAAACACCCCTAGAGGCAAGGGTTAAACTATTTTTATCTCCATCTTCCCCTGCAAGATACGCAGTTGAAATACTTAAATTTATAGTACGATCACCAGAGGTGTTGTTAAAAACAGATACTGCGTGACCAGCTGAAAAAGTACTGTTTGGAACAGTTACTGCTCCACCCGATCCAATCCCTATAAAGTTTCCTACATCACCAGTAGTTAAAGTATAAGTTGATGTTTTATCAGAACCAGACTGAGGGATGGCTCTTATGGCACCATCACCATCACTTACAGTACCACTAAAGGTTGGAGATGATGTAGCAGCTTTTGCGTTTAATTGTGTTTGTATTGCAGATGTTACACCATCTACATAATTAATCTCTGTTGTTGTTGCAGTAACACCATCTAAAATATTAAGTTCAGCAGCAGTAGATGTAACCCCATCTAGTATGTTTAGTTCAGCTGCTGTTGATGTTACCCCATCTAGTATGTTAAGTTCTGCTGCTGTGGATGTAATAGCAACACCACCAATTTGTAAAGCTGTAGAAGCATTAATAGTTGGTGCAGTTGCCGTACCTGTAAATGTAGGATCAGCAGTAGGTGATTTTGTTGTTACAGAATTTATATCAGATGCACCAACTGTTACACCGTCCATCTTGTTTAGTTCTGCAGCGGTTGCTGTAATTGCTACACCACCTATTTGCAAAGCTGTTGAGGCATTGATTGTAGGGGCAGCTAGAGTTCCAGTAAACGTTGGCCCAGCTACAGGAGCTTTGGTATCCATCTGTGTCTGCACATTAGATGTAACACCGTCTACGTAGTTAAGCTCTGCAGTAGTAGCAGTCACACCATCAAGCAAGTTTAACTCTGCTGCAGTTGCCGTTACTCCATCTAGTATGTTTAACTCTGCTGCTGTAGACGTAACACCTGTCAATTCAGCAGGAGCTACTGCACCGTCAGCAAGTATATTTCCAGTAGCAACTACGTTTGCTAAATCTCTAGGTTTACCCATATTGTCTATCCTCTATTTATTACGGCTTTGTGGGCCAGTCATTATCACTCAAGTTAGGCCAATTACTATGTTTTGAAATGTCTCTAAGAGCTTGACGATATGTTACCCAAGAAGCTTTAGCTTCATCACTTAAAGGGCTGTCAGACATCTGTGTCCAGTCTGACATAATTAAAGCACTATCACGTCTAAGCCTATGCCCATGAACTATGTCTTCGTTATAATCTACTACTTGTTTATCTGTTTTTGCAACTGATGAAAACCCAATAGTCCAACTACCATCTATTAAAGTTGGCTGCGTGTTTAAAACTAGATTATGCGTTGCTGGATTGTAATCTGGTTGATCAACTTCAACAACAGGATATACCCCATATTCAGCTAACGCCTCATCTGTCATATTTTTAGGAAATGATATTTTTGGATTGTCCTTGTGGAGATCAGATATTTCATAGGGATATTTATTAACACTTCCATCTACTACTTTTACATACATTTTTTATTTTCCTTTAACCTCAGTATTGTCCATTAAATAATCTAGCTTGGTTGTAGCTAGAACCGCCAGTAATGATGAAACTAGTTGTATCATCGTAAGGCGCTATAAAGTTACAACCTCTAACACCACCCATATAGCTATTGTTACCAAAATCTCCTATGTATATTGCACCGTCAGTAAAGGTACTTGGAAGGGTTTGTGTACTTTTATCTAAGACAAATTGATACAATTTACCAGTACCACCACCAAACATAGGTGCTCCTGACACGGGTTCGGTTTGCATAAAATAAAACAAATCATTATTTCCCCAACTTGCACCTGAGATAGAGTTTATATCACTGTGATCAAAGTTATAATGGGCCGCTGAATATGTTCCACTTCCAGCGCCTGTTAAGGAGGGAGTTAATGTTGACGCTCTAAATTGATAGCCGTTACTATATCCACGCTCATAAACTAGAAAGAACCTATCATCCCCATCAGTTGTTTGTAAAGATACACCACGAACACCCTGTAAATTGCTACCACTACTAGGGCTATATAACGAGCCGCCATCTTGGTCATTGTAATTGCCATTACTAAAATTATAAGAAAAGGTACTCCATAAATAACTTCCCGAATAATTTTTCCAAAATATATAGAATCTATCTACGTCGCTTGAATAAAGAAATGCAGTATAATCACTTCTGTTAAGATTGGGATTACCCAGACCACTACCAAAACTTTTTGAGTTTAAACCACTGCTGCTTAATGAAATTTCATAAGGACGCCATCCTCCATTCTGTTCGTGAAACATAGCTAATGCGCCTGATGACGTTTTTATAATGTTATTACTATTGGACACTTGACCATAATCACTGTCACTGGTAAGTTGATAATTTTGTGTATTACTATAAGCACCGTTACTAGTGTCTACTTTAAAAGAAAATATAGATGCGTAATAGGTACTATTTTGTGCAATACATGCCACACGACCAGAGTTAGCATGATCATCAACAATACTTGCGTATTGATCAGTACTATAACCAAACCAAGCAGAATTGTTTGAAGTTAATGTAAAACTGCCATTTGAAGAATTGTAATATATTATATATATTCTTCCATGTTTTGAAGAGGAGTCGTATGCTACCATAGCATAATAATTTGATGTACCCACTCTAGTTACTGCAGTGGTATCAGAATCATAATCTTGATTTAGGCTAGTGCGACTGCCTAAATTTGCATCAACAGTTTTAAGAATCCCTGCTGCGGCTTGCTTCATGATCTTTGAAATGTTACTCATTTAGTATTACCCTGCTGCATCAATTGCTATAGCACCATAGCAATTAGTACCACCGTCTACTGTAAAAAATACGAGCACATCAGTCTCACCTGATGCAGGAGCATCTGGGGCTGTACCACCTGCAAAATCTACAGTGTTTGGATACGTTATACTATGTGATCCACCTGCTGTAAGTTTAAGTGTAAAGCCATAAGCTGTACCTGAAGCAGGTGGGTTGCTAAATACAAATGTTGTGTTTTGTCCCGTAGATAAAGCAAATACATTTCCTGTTTCACAATCAATAGTAACACTAGAAGCTGCAGAAAGACTTACATATGTTTCGTTATATGATTTAGCCTTTAACTCTTCAGATAAAGTTACATCACCGTTTGCATCTGCAGTAACTGCTTTACTAGCTTGTGATGTACCTAGTGTTGTAATGTCATTATAATTAAGTTCTGTTGTAGTAGCGGTAACACCATCAAGTATGTTTAATTCAGCAGCAGTAGATGTTACACCATCTAAGATATTTAGCTCTGCTGCTGTAGATGTAACACCGTCAAGTATATTAAGTTCTGCCGCTGTTGATGTTATTGCTACCCCACCTATTTGTAATGCAGTACTAGCATTAATCGTTGGTGCGGCTAGAGTTCCCGTAAATGTTGGTCCTGCAATAGGTGCCTTTGTATCAATCTGAGTTTGTATCGCAGAAGTTACACCATCAACGTAGTTAATCTCTG